GGCTGCCCGGGTGATGATGATGCTGGGCGACTTTGCCTTTTCCATCGACACCACGGCTTACAACCAGCTGACCCGCGAGGCCAGCTGGCGATGGAGCGAGCAGGAGCGGATCGGCAAACAGGACCTGTTGCAGTATACCGGCAAGCCCGGGCGCACCGTCCGGCTTGAGGGGGAGTCGCATGCGTTCTTTCGTAAGGGGGTGGATGCCGTTAACGATCTCTACGACCTCGCAGATCAGAATAAGCCACAGCAGCTGGTCAGCGGCGAAGGGGATGTGCTGGGCTGGTGGGTGGTGATCGACTTCTCCGACACGACCAGTCGATTCCTGCCTGGCGGCGGCCACCGTAATAAAAACTGGACGATGACGCTGAAACATTATGCTGACGATATATCAAACCCGTGACGGTGACGTGCTGGATGCTGTCTGTGCGGCGCATTACGGCACGGAAAACCTTTCTTATGTTGTGACGCAGGTACTCGAAGCGAATCCGGGGCTGGCCGATGTCGGTGCTGTTTATCCGTCTGGCCTGTTTATCACCCTGCCGGATTTGGCTCCGCCGGTTGAGGATTCTGCGTTCAGCCTGTGGGATTAAAATGACCGAACAGAGTGTTAAACCCGAATATGCTCCTGCTTTCAGCGTCAGCGCGGAGGGAAAAGATATTACCCGCGCGCTGCAGCAAAGCCTGGCAGAGCTGACTCTGACCGATTACGGCGGCGCCACGGCTAAAGCGGATGAGCTGAAAATCACGCTGCTGTCGGAAACGCTCCCTTTACCGACAAAAGGTGCGCGACTACGCGTGGCACTGGGCTTCAACGACCAACTGGTGGATAAGGGCTGGTTCGTGGTATCCGGCGTCGGCAGCAGTGGTCCGCCACGTCGTATCGAGATTTATGCCACCGCCGCGCCCATGAACGCACAGAAACAGCCCGGTGATGTGCTCAGCCAGAAGACCCGAAGCTGGGATAATCTACGACTGGCGGATCTGGTTAAAACTGTGGCCACTGAAAACGGTCTGGTGCCGAAAGTGGCCGCAGAGCTCGCCAATATCCATATCGATCACGTTGATCAGGTGGCAGAATCCGACGCCAATTTGCTGACCCGCCTTGCCCGCACATGGAACGCAGTCAGCAAGCCGTCTGGCGGTTACTGGCTGTTTCTGCGTCAGGGAGCCACAGCGAAAGCCTCCGGTGAGCAGACAGGCGCACTGGTCATCACACCTGAAGAGGTCTCCAGCTGGTCATACAATGAAGGCGAGCGGGGGAGTTCGACGGGGAAAGCGACCGGCAACAGCGGTAAGTCATCGGGCAAAATCGGCGTGCGTTATTACGATGAGGCTGACGGCAAGACCAAAACTACCTCAGTTGACCATGACGGCCCCTCTATGGCGAATCCCTACACCCAGCCCGCAAAGGCCACTGCTGACCAGCAGGCAAAAGCGAAAAAAACGCAGGCCCGGCGCAATGAGCAGAAAATGACGGTGACGGGACCGTGCCGCCCGAAACATGTCCCGCTTACTGCAGAATCCGGCGTTTCCACGTCTGGTTTTGGCGAGCGGGAAGATCGTGCCTGGGTAGTGGAGTCACTGGTGTTTTCCCTGACGCCCGCCGGGTTCAGCTACACGTACAACCTAGTGGTTGATATTCGTAAACCTGCGAAATCTTCAAAAAAATCCGGCAGCAAGGATAAGACCGGCCCGGATTACTTCGGCTAACCCTCCGCCATCCGGCAAACAGATACGGAAAAACAATATGAACGGTGTAAACAGCCGGACCGGGAAACGCCTGTCCGGTAGCGATCATCTGCGCCAGTCTGTCAGCGATATTCTCTCCACGCCCGTCGGCAGCCGTGTGCTGGTTCGTGATTATGGCAGTGACCTGTTTTCGCTGGTGGATAACCCCCGCGACGACCTGACCAGGCTTCGCATTATCGCCGCGACCGCCTCGGCGTTGGCACGCTGGGAACCCCGGCTGAGGGTCACGCGCGTGGTGGTTTCTTTCCCTGCTGATGAAACGGGATGTGTGGTGGATATCGAAGGGATTAACAAAGAGAACAATCTTCCTGTCAGCACCGGAGGCTTACCGATTTATGGCAAACAGCTATGACGTAATTAACCTGTCCGCTCTGGCGGTACCGGATGCCCTCGTGGTACCGGATGCCGCAGACATTTTTACCCGCTGGCTGGCGCGCCTGCGCGAACTGGATCCGGAATTTGATGCGCTGGTGGAATCTGACCCGGCGTATAAGCAGGGCGAAATCAACGCCTACCAGCTCACCCTGGCGTTCCAGCGGGTTAACGACGCGGTACGCGCAGTTTTTCTTGCCAGTGCAAGAGGCCCCGATCTCGATCAGTTAGGCGCGGGTTTTAACGTTTCCCGCCTGGTGATTAATCCAGGCGATCCGGATGCGGTTCCCCCTGTCGATCCTGTCTATGAGGACGATAACGCTTTTCGGGAGCGGATCCAGCTTTCGTGGGCACAGCTGAACACGGCCGGTGCCCGCAACGCGTATCGTTTCCACGCTAAATCCGCCGATAACGATGTGCTGGACGCGGATGCCTACGGGCCGGAGACCCATAACCGACCCGGTGAAGTGGATGTGTATGTGCTGTCGCGAACGGGCAACGGTGAAGCCGGGATAATCCTCATTGAAACCGTGATGAACACCCTGAGTGCCGATGAAGTCAGGCCACTGACCGATTTTGTAAGTGTGAAAAGTGCCACCATCGCCAGTTATGCCGTCACGGCTGAGCTTGATATCCCTGACGGGCCGGATGCACAGACGGTGCTGGAAAACGCGATCAGCACGCTAACGAGCTACACCCAGTTGTCCCACCGCATTAACGCCATCGTACCGCTTTCCGCGATTTACTCGTCGCTTCAGCAGCCAGGCGTGGCCCGGGTCAGGCTAATCAGCCCGACGGCAGATCTGGAAGCCGTGGCGGGCCAGGCACCCTGGTGCAGTGCGATAAAGGTCACACGTAAAGGGGGTGCCAGTGGATAAATTTCGCTCTCTTCTTCCTCCCTCAGCCATTCACCCTGAACGGGCTCTGGAGCAGGCCAGTACAGAGCAGATTGTTGCGCTGGATACTGACATGGTACGTAAGGCGAAAAATCCTGACACCTGTCCGGCCCATCTTCTGCCCTGGCTTGCCTGGGAATTTGCTGTGGACTCGTGGGAGGACGCCTGGACGGAGGAAGAAAAACGGCAGGTGATTAAGGATGCCGCCTACGTGCATAAGCATCGCGGTACGGCCGGTGCGGTTCGTCGGTCGCTGAGTGCCGTCAGTCTGCCGACCACCGTTGTGGAGTGGTGGGAAGATGAACCGCGCAAAGAGCCCTATACCTTTCGCGTGGAGGTTTACAGCCTGCAGGCCGTTGATGAGGCGCTTTATCAGCGCATACGCCGTCAGGTGGATAAAGCCAAAAACCTTCGCAGCCTGCTGACCACCATTGATGTGATCGCCGATCTGGGCGCGAGGGGAACCTATTATACCGGCGGTGCCGTTACCGCCTGGATTGATGTTGATATTGAGGCAGGAGCGTAGCCATGGCTGAGAAGTATTACAGCATTCTGACCAACAGGGGCAAAGAGCTGGAGGCGCAATCCTCTGCGACCGGGAAGCCCGTCATTATAAAAGATTTTGTGGTTGGGGATGGTAACGGCCAGGCCGTTAAGCCGGACCCGGCACAGACGAAACTGGTACGTGAAGTGTATCGCAACGCGATTTCTGCGCTGCAGGTTTCGCCGGACCAGGCAAACCAGTTTTTAGCGCAGCTGGTTCTGCCGGTTGGCGTGGGGGGATTCGTTGTCAGGGAGGTCGGCCTGCTGACCGATGCGGGGGAGCTGTATTCTGTTGCGAACAGCGCCGCCATAGAAAAGCCGGAGAACGGTGTCAGCGTGAGCCTGCAATACCGTCTTGCGGTATCGGAGTCGGCGAACATTGAGCTTAAAGTGGCAACCGGCGATGGTCTGTTCCTGCGGATCGATAAAAATCTTGCTGAGATAGCGGCGAAAGGCGAGGCGGCCCAAAAAAGCTCGCGTGAAGCCATAGGCGTTCTGGATGCCACAACTGCGCGTAAAGGTCTGGTCCAGCTCAGCAGCTCTACCAACAGCACGTCTGAGGCGCTGGCGGCTACCCCGAAAGCAGTCAGCGCGGCCGTTAAAGAGTTGAAAGACACGCTGGGAACGTCCGCAACCAAAGACATTGTCACATCAAAGACAGATGCGACTGATGGTCGTATTCCTGTCGTTGGGTGGATGGGGCTGGGGGGGTATGGAACTGATATTTTACTTGCTGCTGCTGATGCTAAAAAACCACTGCGAAATGGTTTCTATGGTGTGCAGTCGGAGCCAACCTATGGTAATGCATCTCTGATTAGCTTTGGCTTTGATTCTGGCTCTCAGGTACACATTATTGCAAAACAGGGCGGGCAAGCACCATTAATTGGGCTGGCAGGCTCAACGCCACAAGGCGATTTTGGCAACTGGGGCAAAATCTACACTGAATTTCAGAAACCTACAGCCGCGGAAGTGGGGGCGGTACCTAGCGGGCGCAAGGTCAATGGCCATGCGCTAAATGATGATATTAACGTAACCTCTCAGGATATTTTCAACGGTCAAGCAATCGGGCTTTCAACAGAGGATTTGGATACGCTTAAAACGCCGGGCATTTATTACCAGCCAGCGAATGCCAATACGTCAGCCGCGAAGCACTATCCTGAGAATAACGCCGGAACACTGCTTATCTATAAAAATGCCGGTGTAACGCAGGTATACCGGGTTTTCAACAGTTCCCGAAGCTATACGCGTAGCCAGTATTCCACAGGTGCATGGACTGTCTGGACACCTGATGATGCGTTTCCTGTAGGCGCGCCGATTCCGTGGCCGTCAGATTCGGCACCAGCCGGGTATGCCATTATGGCGGGGCAAAACTTTGACAAAGCAGCTTATCCGCTTCTGGCTGCGGCCTATCCCTCAGGTATTATCCCGGATATGCGCGGATGGACGATAAAGGGGAAACCCGCAAGCGGTCGGGCGGTGCTGTCACAGGAGCAGGACGGCATTAAGTCGCATACTCACGGGGCATCTGCTGCATCAACCGATCTCGGGACGAAAAATACAAGCGCATTTGATTATGGGACGAAAACGACCAGTGCCTTTGACTACGGGACTAAGACGTCAAATAGCACTGGTGCGCATACGCACAGCGTTTCCGGTACGGCGGCAAGCGCTGGCGACCACAGCCACGCACAGCGTGCATGGCGTGATGGTGGTGGGGGCAATGGTGTTTATATTGACCGAAATGTTTTCAACAAGGCTGGTTTTGTTGATACATCCTCTTATACCGTTAATGCTGGGGCGCATACCCACAGCGTAACCGGGACGGCTGCAAGTGCTGGCGCGCATGCGCATACGGTAGCGGTTGGGGCTCATACACATACGGTGGCTGTGGGTTCACATACTCACTCGGTTGTGCTGGGGGCGCATACCCATAGCATCACCGTTGCCGCCGCAGGTAACGCAGAGAACACCGTTAAAAACATTGCTTATAACTACATTGTGAGGCTTGCATAATGGCTTTTAAATTTTCAGGAAAAGATCGCACTATCCGTATTTATAACCTGCGCGCAGATACCCGAGAGTTTATTGGCGCAGGTGATGCTTATATACCGGCGAATACCGGACTTCCGGCAGACTGCACTAATATTGCGCCACCTGAGGTACCATCGGGTAAGGTCGCTGTATTTAACGGGACTGCGTGGGAACTGGTAGAGGATTACCGAAATCAAACGGTCTACAGCAAAGAAACGGGCGAACGTGTTTATATCACTGGGCTCGGTGCTTTGCCTGCTGACGTAACGACTATCGTTCCTGACGGAAACTACATGCGCTGGAATGGTGAAGGTTGGGTAAAAGACACGGAAGCAGAGCGTGCCGCCGCGGTGGCGTTCGCAGAAAGTGAGAAAAAGCGGCTGATACAGGAAGCTACGCTAACCATTCAAACATTACAGGATGCCGTTGATATGGATATGGCAACTGATGAAGAAACATCTTTACTTGTTGAATGGAAAAAATACCGTGTGTTATTGTCCAGAATAGAACCATTCGATGCACCATTGATCGAATGGCCTGTGAGTATAAAATAATTAACCTGAAGAGTTAACCCTTACCCTGATTGACAACTTTATGGAGTAGCGGAGTAATTGCTCGACGATATCTGTGGCGAATTTTTGCTCGTAGTGGTCGTTGCTGCATGAGTAACTCCCATATGTGTTTCTTTTTTAAGTTGATTTCAGAATCACCTTTTGATTGATTTATTGTTGATGTTTCAGCCTCTTCGGAAAGGCGAACAGGGTAAGGAATTACAGAGTAAATTTTCGCCATGGATAAGTCCTCAAACAAACTCCATTTGTCTGCTGTCATCCACACAGGATATAAATTATTTAGAAATGATGATGCTGCTTTATTATTGATAATATAGGCGTGTGCGGTAGTGGCTTGCTCAGTTTTATGTATTTTATAAATTGTAGTTAAGCTTCGCACAGCCTTCTTACGAAATTTATTAACTCTACTTAATAAAATAATTTCAGGAGTGCTATTACTTAGTTTTATCCCCTTAAGGAGTTCGGGTAAGATGTTTTCAATAAGAACGTCATCTTCAAGGATCAATGCTTGAGCGATACCCTCATCGACGATTCTTTTATATATCTTTTGATGGCTTAGCGCGCACCCGATCTCACCAGGAAGAAATGCGTAATTTACATCTGCAGTAACACGCTTCCTCTCATCATCAGACATAAATCTGCCATCTACGGCCTCGATAAACTCAGCTGAAAGCCCCAGGGCGTGCAACTGTTCTTCCATTTTCTGCCGTCTTTCTACTGAATTTTTAAGATTTACAATAAAAATGTTCATAACAAACCTGTTATCAAAAGCCTCTTTCGAGGCTTATCGTTTTTGCAGTCCGATTACTTTATCTGCTGCGACGCGGGAGAGGAAGCCAGACCGACTACCATATTCTGGATGCGCGGCAACAAACTGATCGATACGGCGGATCAGCAATGAGGGAAGCGTCACATTGATTTTTTCCGCTTTTCCCATCAGGCGTGTTATATCCACGTCTACCAGTGCCCATACTGCACCGGCGTATTCCGGATCAGATAGCCAGTTTTCGACGGTCGTAGCTTCGGGAACGGTCTCGCCATCTTCAACCAGTAATTCGATGTGTGCCTCGATCGCCTCACGCACGCTTTCAATCGCGTCCTGATAATCATCACCGCCAGAGAAGCAACCAGGAATATCAGGTACGCGAACGCCGAAGGATGAATCGCCTTTATCAATAGCAACAGGGTACAACATGTAAACCTCCAGTAGGGGGGCTTAGAGCCCCGCCTGTTTTTTGATGCTTTTCAGTGTTG